GTAAAAATAAAAAAAGGTATTTCAGTTTTTATTTTTTCTGCTTCACATTTTTCTTGATTTTCTTTGTCTGGTTTTTCTTTTTTTACCGGCACCAACGTCAACTATTCTCCATTTTTGGGGATATCTAATCTCGGAATCTTGGTTTCGGATTATGTCGTGTTCCGGAATATATTCAGAAGGAGAACCGTCGGTAAAATCATACATATTTTCAGTCCTTCTTCTCAGAATTACCTTTATTTCGCCTGGGTTCTCTATATTTTCAATTACATCACCTTCTTTAAAACCTATGTCAAATTCTATATCCCTAGCCAATATTTTGGCATCACGTCTTTTTCGACCGGTTTTATCAATTTGACGAATGCTGTGAGGCTTTCCACCTTTTCTCTTTCTTGTAAAAGTCATTTTATATAATAATAAAATATAAAAAAATTAATGTAAATAAATTGTTTTTCATTAACGCCCGAACCTACTGAAATCTGCCGTTACCGCCATGAAGTTTCCACCCTTGGACTGCAGTGCTCCATTGTATGAATAGGGGTCATTTGGTTTACTGTTGGGTAGGTTGGCCACACCCGTCGTATTGCTTCCAGGTCGGTATTCGGACTGGCTGTAACCAGCTGAAGGATACCCAGATGTATTCGTACTACTCGTATTCACCGGACCTCCATACGATTGTTGGTATCCAATTCTGTCTAAGCCAAGAGCACTCGCGGTTGAACCTAAGATGTTTCCAGCAGTATCCACGGTTTTATTAACTACATTGCCTGCAGTGTCGAGTGTTTTGCCGACTACATTGCCAGCAACATCGACCGTTTTGCCAACTACATTTCCGGCTGTGTCCACGGTTTTACCCAATATTTCTCCAGTCGCACCCACTGTATTGGCTACTGCACTTCCCGTTGCACCCACCACGGTTTTACCGTCAAATGCAAGTGAAGAAGCATCGCTGGTTTTGGTTCCTGACCCACCCTTTCCTCCGCAATCCGTGCAGACACCTTTGCATCCGGGACACGCTGGGCAAACTGGCGGAACAATCTGCGTTTTCAATAGGTAGTCGTCCGAATTGCCGGAACCAACCGCATTGGTGTTGAAATAAATATACCATCTGGCAAATGCGTCCAAAATGTCCTGGTTTGCACCACCGTCAATTTTTATTTCGTCTTTGGTTTTTGTGTCGTTGGTTTTATCACCTATACCGCTTGAATAAAGCCCATCCCTGGTGAAACGACGGCATTTAAGCGCCCGTATTGAGCCATTTGCTTCCAATGCATTTTTGAAAACTGCTAAAATGGTATTGTTGCCATTGGCCCAATACATAATGGTATGATCTCTCTTTCCGTCCTGGATAAAATAGGGGGCTACCGAAGATTGGCTAAATGATACTTGGGATGCGGGTGTTGTTCCAGTGGTGGCGGTTGTATACGTGTAACTGGCCGTTTTGCTTCCTCTTGTAAAAACATCCAACTTGGCACCCGTGCCATTTGTCTTGACGAGCAAGTTGCCGTTTTTAACGTCGAACCACACCCCGGATACAAGCTGATACGCGGTCTGCGTCTTGTCGTAAAAATCCTCAACCACATTGGTGTCGTCTTTTCCATCACTCGTATAGGTGAATGTGGGTTTCAAAGCAATCGCGTCCGACGCAGTATAACTGTTGGTGGATTGTTTCATCGAACCGTTGAAATACGCGGTGACGGCGGGTACATACGAACCAGTTGTGGTTGTATTGCCGGTTGTCGTCGTATTTCCCGAAACCGATGCATTGGTTAAATCCATTACATACAAATAAGTATCGTCCCCCCAGGTGATATAGTTCAATTGGTTCATGCTTTTCTCACCCTTGATAGACCATGCAGTTTCTAAAGATTCGATGGTGGTCACCTTGCTTTCTGGGCACTGTTGCGACATATTTGCATTGTCTTTACCCTTTGAATAGGTGTAGATAGGGTCCATCTTTCTCGGAACAACATCAATGGAGGAAACAGTTGCGCCTGTGGTGTCTGCCGTGGTGACATATGGCGATGCTGTTATTAAAACCGCGTTTCCATTTCGATGGTCATAGAAAATATCGTCGTACAGTTTGATAATATTGTTTTTAGAATCATATGCCTTCACCGTTTGCGAACTGAAACTGTCGGTATCCTTGAGATACCCAATGAATCCCTCCGAAACAAGTCCCCACCGTTTCACGGTTGTTGCAATAACTAGCACAATCAACAGTGTAAAAAATAATAATAACGGACTTAATTTGATTTCACTTATCATTGTAAATATATATTGTATCGCGAGAAAATAGAGAAATGTTGCTATAAAATTGATTTCTAACAATAAATGTTTTGCAAAATCAAATAAACCTAAATACCGATTGAATATAATGGAAGCAAAGAAGGCAAAGGAACCAAAGGCAAAGGAACCAAAGGCAAAGGAACCAAAGGCAAAGGAACCAAAGGTTGCACTAAAACCTTGTTACAGCGAGGACACCGAGTTTGAAATCGGCATCGACGAGGCGGGACGTGGACCCCTGTTCGGGCGGGTTTACGTCGCAGGTGTGATTTTACCTAAAGATACAGAATTGTTCCACCACGATTGGATGAAAGACAGCAAACAAATCAAATCGCGCAAAAAAATGGTGGAACTCGCCGACTACATAAAATCAAAGGCGCTAGCTTGGCACATCTACTATGCCGAGGCAGATGAAATCGACAGCACCGGCATTCTCAATTGTGTGATGAAAGGTATGCATCAATGTGTTACCGAAAATTTGAAGAAAAACACTTCTACAAATATTCGCAATGGTTTGTTGGTTGTGGATGGTAATTATTTCCGGCCCTATTCCAGATTTGATGAAGAGACGGAGTCGTTGATAACGATTCCTCACGAAACGGTGGAAAAGGGGGATGGCACGTATTCGTCCATCGCGGCGGCGTCCATTTTAGCGAAAAACGAGAGAGATACCTATATGGAGGCTTTGTGCAAAGAACATCCGGAACTGTGTGAGAAATACTCGATGCATACAAACATGGGATACGGAACCAAAGCACATTTTGAGGGGATCCGAGAGCACGGGATTACCGAATGGCACCGCAAATCCTATAAAGGGGTTGCCTAAGGGATTGACGAGTTCCCTTTAGAAAAGCTTTTCCAAATCTTGTTTGGAAACATTTTTTATGCAACACTCCTTGTCCATCTTGGAATACCCAATCATGAACTCTTCATCACTTGTTTGGATAAATCCCAACACATATTCCACCTTCTCTCCTTCCAACGTAAAAAACTTGGACCAACGTTTGACTTCACCCGACTCGGTATCTAGTGCAACTAAGATATGATAGTAGTATCTGCGGTCCTCATATGAAACCGCGTGTGCAATGAACCATGTTTCGTTACCAACCGGAATACCATTGGTAGATCCTCTCAACATTTCAAAAAATTTGGGCGATTTCATATCTTTTTTATTCAACAAATTTCTTTTATTAATCAACATATTTGCATACCCGATCTCATAACTGGATCGCCAATCGTAGACCACTCGTATCCTTCCGTCTGCTCCTGAATATAGCACCCAGTTCTTCTCGATGTTCGAACATCCGTCTGTTTTCGTCAATAACGACGAGTTAATGCATTGGTTCTCGTAATCAATAGTTCCATATTCCACACGCATCTTTCCGTCCTGGGTCCCGCGGTTTGCAGTGAAATGCGTCTCGCCATTATGCTCGAACAAACGCATGTCTTCCAATCCCACATATCGCCCGTCAAAATCCGTGTTGTATCCGAGTTCAAAGGTGTTGGAACCAATTGTAATCATGTTTTTTGTCGTAATGTGTTCCTGGTTCACGTATCCGCCTTTCTCATCAATGTAATAGTTGACATGTCTGCGATTAATCACGATTTTACCATTGTGTATGCAAAAAGAAGGAGTGCTGATATTGAATCCTTCATCCGAAGCAAAGATTTCATTCGACCACTGATTGTTGGTTAAGGGCAACGGTTTGCAATAAAACTTATAATTTGACATCACGTTCTTCATAATGGAATCCTCGATGTTTCGCGCAGTTAGCACGCGCATACTGAGCGCCGCCATATCAATGTTTTCTGGATTGTAATAGTATCCCACTATACTATACTCGTAGTCAATTTTGTAGTCGTAGACATCATTCTGCAAAAACAAATAATCAATTTTCGACTTATCTACGCCCTTCAACTGTTCTTGCGCAATCCGGTAAAACTCGTATGCTAACTTATGTTTGGATTCGTTCCTGTAATGGTGGATTATCTCATAAATATTCTCCAGACGCTTCGGGAAATAGTCGTAGGCTAACATCCAGTATGCAATGGCTAATTCCGGTTGACCTAACCAATTATAGCATCGACCAATGCTGTAATAACTGTGCCATACCTCGTCAAACCATCCGCCAATTTCAATTCGCTTTTTATACATTTCTATCGCCTTCTCTCGGTTCCCACTGTCGCGATAACTATTGGCCAAGTAAAATGTGTATCTATCGTTGTTCGGCTTCTCTACTAATCCTTGCGTCAGTAAACGAATATCTCTCTCGAACTTATCGGCCTTGGCTCCTCCGTCGCCAATGTCATCAATGAAAAGTGTGTTTCGCTCGATCTGCGAATACTTGGTTCCGTCGGGGGTGCTAATCACCTCGTGGGTCACGCCCCAATACTTGATTCCCAGATGGTTCTTCACAATTCGCACGTTTTTGTAAGAGAATCGGTCGCTTCCCTGGAACAAGTGGAAAACATCGGCGGTCAACAACTGATGTTTGAACGAATCAATGTTGAAGTCCGGTCCCTTCATCAAAACCATGTCCGCATCCAATAACAAAATGTAATCGGCCGAAATCTTTCCGGTATTGGCGGGGTCCTTACACGCCTCGAGTGCAAATGTCCGATTGTGCTCGAAATTCTTGAACGGCTCTGAAATCACATTGCCTGGGATATTGTGTGCAAAAAAATACTCATATAACAGCTGGGTTGTGTTGTCGGTGCTTCCCGTGTCGCAAATGCAATAACAATCGATGATATCGATGAGTGAATCCAAAAGACGCGTGATAATTTTGGATTCATTCTTCACAATCATATTCAAACACAGTTTAGGCATATTTCTCTATAGACATCATTTGGAGTATGTGTTTATACCTTTTTTAAAAACCTTTGCACATTTAAAATGCCGATTATATAACCTGAAATCGCCAAATGCGATTTCTTGGATATTTATCAGTTGCAAAGTGACAGTTACCTAAGCACGTTCAAAGATGCCGACCAGAGGTCGAGGTTTCACTTGTAATATAATCATTTAAAGAAAAGTAATCATATTATACATTCGAAATGGGAATTTATAGCAATGGCAGTATTTTTGGAATACAAATATATAATTTTAATGATGATGATATTAGTAATATATTATTTGAAAAGAAACAGGATGAAATAATGAGTTGCGATCAAATGAGAGAAGCATATTTATTCTACACCAACTTAAATGATAAAAATAACATTTTTTTAAAAATTTATACGGAATGTAGTAGCACATTAAATCAGAATAGAGATAACTTTATGAAGTGGGAACCATTGCCTTTAGATACATTTTTAGAAAAATTCGGTGTTTGAAATGTGTAAAAGAAACTTACGGTTTCTTTTATGTGATTAAAATATATCATGGCGTCAAGTCGATACAATAATGATCAAAATAGAATAGAGAAACGCAACGCAATCAGCACATTTGCAGGAAGATACGCATTGGATGTTCCGGGACCCGGCGACAATATGGATTTCAACGCGGACCCGCATCTTCGTATTACGAAATGGGGTGCCAATTTTCGCGAAAATATGATGGATATCAACAGCGATTTGCGTGGTCTAACCCGCCCGTTGAACCGCGACTTGCTCGAAGTAAATTGCTATAAGAAACACTCGGCGCATTCATCCACGATTTCTTATGGCGAAACGAACTATATTACGGATGATTCGCGCGCCACCCACCCGGCGTGGACTTATCGAGATATTGAACAAAATCGATGGGAACAACCCTTGTTGAATCCGCTGGACCAACTGGAGAAACCCTTTCACAACAATCTGAATACACGCATTTTGGAGAGAGACCATTTCAGGGAGAACCGACGGTTCCCCCAAACCCCCTCCCTTATGCCCTTAACCAAATAAAGGAACCGTAGATTAAGCCAGTCGGGCTTTCCCCTTAGACCCTTATCGTTTT